TGGAAGAACTCGCCGGTGTGCCCGAGCGGCTGCGCGGCATGTTGCTCGCCAAGGCCAGCCACGAGTCCCGATTTATCGCCACCGCCACGGGCGACAACGGCAAGGCCGTCGGGCTGCTCCAGCTCTGGCCCTGGGCGCTCAAGTACATCCCCGACCGCACCGACCCCATCGCCAGCGCGCACACGTTCCTCGGCGCCGTGCTCTTCGCGCTGCGGAGGGTGCCCTACGCGTGCCCCAAGGCTCGAGACCGCTGGGTCACGGCTTGGATACGTATCAACAGGGGCCCCACGTGGCGCCGCCCTGACAAGCTCGGGGAGCCCAGGTGCGGGGGTAGCCTGCCCAGGGGGCTGAAGATACTCAGAAGGTGGCGCAGAGCCGCGCTCAGCGGTCGTTAGACTCGCGCGCCCTGCTCAGGGCGTCGATGATCTGCGCCTGCATCGCCGAGTGGTGCACGGTAGCCTCGCTCATGGTGCGGTTGAACGCCTCGCTGACGGCCTGGTGGCGCTCGCCCATCCTGTCCAGCGCGCTGCTCAGCTCCTCGCGGTCGCCCTTGAGGGACTCAGCAAAGGCGACCTGGATGTGCCGGCGGTCCTCCTGGTTGCGTTCCTCGCTCTTGGTCAAGTGGCGCAGGAACATGCCGACCACCAGCAGCAGCAGCGCGGCCACCGGGTACTGCCAGATGGCAGAGTTGAAGGCCTCGGTGGTGCCGGCGTCGGCAAGCACGCCCAGCATCAGTCGACTATCTCAACGGCGACCCCGTCCCCGATCTCCATCGTCCCGCTCTCGATGTCCACCTGGTCGGTGCGCAGCGAGCCCATGACCTCTGCGATGCTCTCGACCGGCACGCTGGCGAGCTTGTCGGCGGCATCGTTGAAGCCTTCCTCGCCGGTCAGTTCTCCGATCATGTGCAGGAACCCAGGCACGAGCACGGCCCAGCCCAGCGCGTCCTTCTCCGCGTCAGTCAGCGCCATCGGTCGCCTCCTTGGCAGGCACCGGCGGCGGGCACTCAGCGCAGGCGGGGCAGGAGGCGGCGAGCACGGCCTTCGAGAGCTTCACGGGCTCGGGCGCCAGGATGCAGACGGTGACGACCTCGGGATCGCCATCACCGTGCACGGTCAGGCATGTGCCGCGAGTCTCGTCGACTTGGATGGCCCAGCCGCCCTTTTTGAGGGTGTAGCTGGAGCCGCACGCTGAGGCGGCGATCATGAGCAGCACGCACACGGCGGCTACGATTCCTCGATTCATATGTCCTCCGGTGGGTCGACTACTGACACGAAGCCTACAATACGCTCCCATGCTCGGTCACCCTTTCGTATCACTTCTTCGCAGACCGCGCCGCCACCAGCTGCATGGCCGGCGCTGCTCGAGTTGCCCGCCACGCCAATGATAACGCCCTCTTCTTCCACAGACAGGATTATCCCCACATGGCCTTGGCGAGAGATGCCCCGGCGCACCTTGTCTGCGTTGAGCGCCGCTTTACTGGTGCGTGTGCGCACGTAGATGAGCCCACGGGGGCTCGGGTGCTCCCAGATGTCGTCGCGCGCTACACGGCGGTTCTCCGGGGCCTTCAGCCAGTGGTTCACCGCGCGCCCGGTGACCACCTCGTGGAGCTCGAGGCCCATACGACGCAGCGCGTCACAGCAGAAGGTGACGAAGTGGGCACACCACGGGGCCTTCCTGGTGGGGTTGCCGCCGGCGCGCCGCACGAAGAAGTCGATGTCAGGCGAGCGGTTGGTGGTGATCTCAGTCACGCCAATGAAGCTCTCGGCGTAGCTTGCGAGTGCGTCTGGGATGGCGCCTTGGTTCACTGCTGCCCTCCGATGTCCGCGCCAGGCATATCGCCGGTGGGCGGTGCCTCCTGGGTGGGGGCGCCGATCGCGTCGTCTCCAAACGGTTGCGGCGGCGCTGGCACAACGTCGCCTGGGCCGAGCGTGCGCCTGAGCCCCTTGGCCGCAGCGCGCTCGCGCTCGGCGCGCCCGAACATCCGCTCGATGCGCGCCTCGATGGCGTCCGTCGCGAGTTCTGTGATGTCTGCGCCTCGGTCCTCGATCACCGACACCTGTTCCTCGAGGGACTCCGCGCGGCTCATGAACTCAGCCGCTGCTTGCTCACATGGCACGTTTGCGCCGTCGAGCTCGCACGTGTCGAACCCTCTTCGCGCCTTGGAGGCGGCTCGCTCTGAGTCACGCCGGGCCTTTGACGCCGCCTCAGACGCGACCGCCACCTTGCCCTTGATGCCGCGCTCTATGCCGGCCAAGAAGGCCTTCTTGATCTTGGCCGAGTTCTTGGCGCGCAGGTTCTCATGGTCGTACAGTCGCACCATGCGCGGTGACCGCAGCATGTGGCCGAGAACCTTGTCGAGCAGCCCGCGTGAGCCGTCCTCGAACGGGAACGCGGTGCCCAGCTCGACATCGATCATCCCGCGGTCGATCTTGGCGTAGAACCTCTTAGTGTGAGCGGCCGACAGGAGATCGTCGATCTCGTCTTGCAGCCTCTCCGCCTCGTCCTCGTCGCCACGCTTAAGCGCCTCAGCCATCTCACCGGAGCGGATCGACGCCAGCTCCATGTCGTCATCGGCCATGTGCTCAAGGCCGCCATCGAAGGCCCGCCGGTGAGCGCCCGGCGTCGCAAGCCGGTAGAACCCGCGGGCGGCCTCCGCGAAGGCGTGAGGCGCAGAGATCTCGCGCTCATCCGTCACATTGACCATCCTCAAGAGGGAGTCGGCCGCGGCGGCACCGGATAGCCTGAACGCTTGGAAGACCCTGGGCGTATCGAGCCCCGCCATGCCCTCGCCCTCGTCACGGTGCAGCGCTTGCGCCTCGCGAACGATCTGCTGCTGGTGCCTGGGCAGTCGCGCGATTTCCTCGTCCGACATCAGGGCTATCGGATACTCCTGCCCCTCGATGACCGATGATGGATCAGCGTAGCCGAACAGCTCGGGCAGCGTATGAGTGGCGCTCTCTGCCAGGCGCAGCCACCAGTCCAAGTCCTCGAACGAGTTGGCGTTCGACACGTCCCAGACGCTGTATATGCCCTCCTCGTCAGTCGGCTTTATGACCTGGAGGCCGGGATCGAAGGCCGAGTACCCGCTCATCCTGCGGAGCGCGCCGGTCTCAGGGTCCAAGGATGCGTTGAGGGCCGCGATCGACGCACCGATCTTGGCGCCGTGTGCCGCTTGGCTCAGCGCCCGACTGTTCATCACTCGAGACGAGTTGGTGGCGCCGCGAGGCGTTGGCCCTGCGAGGATCTCGCCAACGATGCCGCGCCGCATGAACGGGATGGTGGTTGTGCCGCTTAACCACCCGCTAAATGGGCTCCCGACCATGTCGTAGAACGGGATGTTGCGCTTGTAGACCTGAATGAGCGGCAGCTCTGAGAAGTCGACGTAGGTGCGCAGCGCCGGCTCAATCGCGGCGCGACTCACGAGCGCCATCATCTGAGCCTCGGTCAGCCGCTTCCCGTTGACCTCCATGTGCGTTTTGCCGGCGATGGCGTCCTGCCTGTAGGTGGCGCGCACCGTCTTCTTCCGGCTGAGGTGGAGGTCCTTGAACTGCCCGTCGCGCAGCATCCCCCACTCTTCGAGGTGGCGACCGATGTTCACCATCCCCTCGTAGAGCTTTGGCCCGTTGTCGAAGTGGTCGAAGAGCCTGAGCGCAGCGTTTATGCCCGTGCCGGCGGCGACAGCCTCACCGGCCGCGCCACCAACGTCCGCCTGGCGCACCCGATCCAGCCAGTCGTACATGCTCTCGCCACGGCGGGGCATGAGCTTTTTGCCCAGCGCGCTGCTCTTGGGCGCGATGCGCTTGTACCGCAGATCCTTGCTGAACGACGAGTCCAGCCCCTGAGAGCGCAAAAGCCCGTCGTACCACTCGGTAGGGTACTTGGTCTTCAGCCCTGCCTTGAACCGGTAGAAGTCCATGAGCGCACCGACGGCCTTGAGAGACGCGAAGGGGTCTGCAAGCTTCATGGACGCGCTGAGCGTATTGCCGATGACGGCACCCACCCACGAGGACGAGTTGAGCGGCACCTTCGCGGCTTTGATGTAGTTGGCAGCGCGTGTT